ACGTACCGGCGACGGCCGCTAACAGCACGGTCAGCCTACCCGACGCCACGGCTTACCCCGACGGCGTCGAAGCGACCTTCGTTGCTGACGGCGTCAAGAATGCCCACACGCTCACGTTCCGTGACGTGGCAACGGCCATCACTGCGGCTTCCACTGCCGCGAAGCGCGTAGGCGCGAAATTCATGACGTCCGGCGGCAAGTGGATCTGCGTCGGCTGGAACGTCGGCCCGTAATCGAGATCTGAGAGAAAGAAACAGCCATGGGTGCACTACTTCAAAGTTTCGTGATCGATCTCGAGACGGATATGCAAGAGATCGTGGCGGCTTCGGCCTACGACGGTCTGAACGAAGATCCGTGGTGGCACTTGCTCGTGAAGACGCGCACGAGCGGCAGCCTGAAAGATATCTTCTTCTGGTTCGTCGATACCTTCCAAATTCGCAGCGAAGGCCGCGAAGGCGGAAACAAGCACTTCGAAGAGCTCGCGTCGATGCAGACCGAGATCACGCACGAGCACTTCGGCGGCGGTATCATCCTGAAGAACGACCAGCTTCAGGATCAAGACGGGCGAGGCCTCGATCAGGCGGCCGCGTGGTCCCGTCAGGCTGGCGCGCAGATGGCTTACCATCCGCAGAAGCTCGCGACGCACTTCCTGAAGAACGGCCATCTCTCGGCCACGGCGGGCGGCTATAGCTAACCCGACGAAAGCTTCCGTCGGCACGTTCGCGAACCTCTTCAGCGGCGCGCCCGTGGCGGCCTCGGGCTACACCCGAGCCTACCCCGGCGCGTTGCCGATCGACGAGAGCGTGACCGTCGACGTCGCGCTGGCGAATCTGCTCAAGATGTTCGCCTACATCCGGTCGATTCCGCAACCGATCGGCAGCCAGCCGCGGCGCCTCAAGATCGACAAGATCTTCGTAGGCCCCACGCTGTTCCCGCGCGTCGTGCAGCTGACTAACGCCAAGTTTATCGCCCAGGCCTCGGCCGCGGCGGGAACCGCGGTCGGCGACGTCGAGCTGCTCGTGAAGAGCCTCGGCTATGCGACGCCCGTGCTCTGCGAAGAGCTCGAAGATCTCGACGGCGGAACGAGCTACTTCGTGTCGATCAAGACCACGAAGAGCGACCCGTACGGCGCCGTGATCTACACGGAGCGTGAGCCGTTCTCGATCAACTGGTACGGCATGATGACCGAGCGCGAGCTGAAGAGCCGCCAAGAGCTCGAGTATCATATCGACGGGCGCAATTCGATCTCGCCCGGACGTCCAGAGTTGCTCTTCAAGGGCATGAAGACCTGACGAGGTAGGGGCCGCAGCACGCGCCGGCGGGGCGGCCCCGTCCGCCCCTATGCCCTACCTTTCCGTCGAAGAATTCCGCGACGAGACCGTGATGCCCGCGCATCAGGTCGACGAGCTGAATCAGGCTGCGCCGCGCTTTCTCGAGCGACAACTCGAGAAAAAGTCGGCGTGGCTCGACGCACGTTTGCGCAAGCGCTACGCCGCGCCGTTCGCCGCACCCTACCCCGAGACCGTCAAAGACTGGCTGACGCGCATCGTCACGCACCTTTGCTATCTACGGCTCGGCACCGATCCAACCGACGCGCAAGCGGCCGACATTGCCGACGATCGCAAGACCGCTGAAGCCGAGGTGCTCGAAGCGGCCGAGTCGGAAAAGGGGCTCTTCGACCTCCCCTTGCGTCAAGACACGAACGCCAGCGGCATCGCCAAGCAGGGCCCGCAAGGCGCCGCGCATGCGTCGCCCTACGCTTGGACGGGCGACCAGCGCCGGCGCGGGCGCGGCGACGACGAGCGGGGCCGCAATGGCTAACGGTCGCGCACAGCTCGACGAGTGGCTCGAGCGGCTGCAGACGTTGCCGGCCGAGCTCGTGCAGGCAGCGACGCCTGAGGTCGCGAAAGAGTTGCTCGAGCAGACTCAGCGAAACGCAGCAGACGGCGTGTCACCGACCGGCGAGGCCTGGCGGCCTACGAAGAGCGGCAAAGAGGCTTTGCCCAAAGCCGCGCAACGCGTCTCGGTCTCGACCGTGGGTTCCGTGATTCTGCTGAAGCTCACGGGCAACGAAGTAAGGCACCACGACGGGACGGCGCGTGGGCACGTGCGCCGCCAGATCCTACCGACGCGTAAGGTGCCCGACACCATGGGGCGCGCGATTAAGGCCGTGCTGGGCAAGCACTTCACGCGTTTGGTGGGTGGCTGAATGGCCGAGACCCTCGTTTGGCCGTTGCTCTTCAAGGGCGTGATCGACGTCTTCGCCGAAGACGGCTTTCAGTGCGAGAATGCCTTCGGTTGGACGCAGCCTTTCAAGGTGCCCCTCGCCCCTGGCACGCGAAAGATCTCGTGGGTACCGGGCGACGAGAAGGGCGACGCAGGCAAGCTCGCGCCGCCTGTGCACTCCGAAGGCGACCGTGCGCTTGCGACGTTCGTCGAGCAGTTCCAAGTCTACTGTTGGGCCGTCGATCAGACCGACCCTAGCGAGCTCGCGCAGTACCGCGCCGCGCGCAATCTGTATGACCTTTGGTTTCGTGCGCTGTGGCACGCCGCCGCGACGGTGGGCACCCTAGGGCGCTTTGCCGTTGTCTCGCATACGTGGGAGACTAATAAAAAAGTGCGCGCCCACGGCGCATGCTTGCGGGTGCTTTGCACCGTGCAAGCGAAGGTTTCTGATACGCCCTACCTTTCGGCGCCGCTCGACTTGGCAGCGGAGCTCACAGGGCAGCTCGACGACCCGAACAGCGAAACCGGCGGCGCCATCGGCGACGTTGTCGAAACGCAGACGATCACGAAAGACGACGAGACATGAGCCAACCTGGAGTAGATCAGAGCGAAACCGATGGCGCGCTAGGCGTACTGCCCGAGGGCGGCGGCGTGGCCTTTGCCATCGTGGGCGTGTCGAGCAGCGGCCCGATCGATCAGCCCGCCGCCTACGGCAAGGTGAGCGACGTTGTCGCTGCCTACGGGGCAGGGCCGCTCGTCGAGGCTGCGGCCTACTACATCGCAAACTATCAGCGGCCCGTGCTGGTGTGCCGCTGCGGCGACGCTACGGCCGGCGCCTACGTCGGAGACCCCACCGTTACGGGCGCCGGCACGAGCGTGCCGTCTGAAGACTCAAGCGAGCCAAACGACGACTACGACGCCTATGTCGTCTTCGACGTCGGCGGCACCGTCGGCACGAACGGCATTCTCTACCGTGAGTCGCTTGACGGCGGCCAGACCATGAGCGTGCAGAAGTCGCTCGGCACCGCGACCACGCTCACTCTCGCAGGCTCTGGCGTCGGTTACGATCTCGCGGCCGGCACCATTCTGGCGGGCCAAACGATCGCCCAGCGCACGACCGCGCCGGCGCCGAACGCCACGGAGCTCGGTACCGCGATCGACGCGGTAAAGGCTTCCAAGATCGCATGGGAAATCATGCTCGTCGCCACGCCGCTCGACGCGACCTTGTTCGACGTCCCGGCTACCAAGATCGCCGACAAGCGGCACGCCTGGGTAGGCAACACGCGTCTACCGAGCGCGGGCGAAAGCGAAGCCACCTACCTCTCGTCGCTCTCGACAGCGTTTGCAGCAAAGACGTCGACGTACGCCGAGCTCTGCGCCGGCGCGTGCGATCTGACGAGCGGCGTCAACTCCCGCAAGTACCGTCGACCGGTCTCGTTCGCGCTCGCTGCACGAGAGGCGGCGTCGCTCGAGCACGTCAACATCGCTGACCCGAATTTGGGCGGGTTGCCGGGCGTCAGCATTCACGACGCGCTCGGCATGCTCAAGCATCACGACGAGTCGAACAATCCTGGGCTCGACGACGCGCGTTTCAGCGTCTTGCGAACGTGGGTCGACTTCGAGGGCATTCACCCGAACCGCCCGCGGCTCTTCTGCGCGGCCGGCAGCGACTTCTACATCATGCCCATGCGCCGATTGCTGAACATCATTCACCGGACGGCAAAGCGCTACATGGCGCGGCGTTTGAACCAGCCGATCGAAGTCAGCCGCAAGACGGGCTACGTCAAAGAGCAAGAGCTGCTCGAAATGGAGAGCGGTTGCGGCGCCGCATTCGCTGCGGCGCTCGCCGGCCGCAAGACGTCCGCCCGGCTCGCGTTGTCTCGCACTGACAAGGTGCTGAGCACGCGCAAGCTGACCGGCAAGTATCGGGGCTTGCCGCCCGCCTACATCGAGCTCGCCGAGCTAGATGGTGGTTGGGAGAACCCCGCGAACCTCTTCTCACTCGTCGCGTGAAGGTGACCCCATGGCTGAAGCAACTGTCGATCTGAAGAAGGTAAACGGGAACGTCGTCGCGTGGGGCTCGGGCTACTTCAAGCTACGAGACAAGCGCTACTATGGTCTCGTCGAGGTGACCTACGGCGAGAAGCGAGAACGCGTCGAGGTCGCTGGCGCCAACCGCCATCACGCTCCGGAGTATCGCAGCCCCGGCAAGTACACGTGCGAAGTCAGCAAGGTCAAGATGCTGAAGCACACGGCGAGCGCCTTCCGCGCTGATCTCGCGGACGCGGCCGAAGATGGCGTGAGCTACGGTAACGTCGAATTCGAAGGCGTCTATCAGTTCATCGAGCCCGGCATCGATCCGCAGCACGTCGAGTTGCGCCGCTGCGTCTACCAAGACCTGGCCGCCTCGGCGTCTGGCGATTCGGCCGACCCGCTCTATGATGAGATCAACGTCAAGCCGATGTTTCTCGTGATCAACGGGAAGTGTCTCTTTGACGCTACGGAAGGCATGCCCGCGTGACCGAGATCGCGAAGACCGAGACCCAAACGCTCCCCTCTCCTGCCGAGACGCCAGAGACCGAAGAGCAGCGCAAGGTGCGAGAGCTCAAGGCGAAGCTTGCGGCGCAGCGCGCCGAGCGTGCGGCCGCCATGGCGCCCAAGCGCGCGCAGACGGAGCTCGCGCGGCTCGAGCAGCAGCTGAAAGACGAAGCAGCCTTCGCCAAGGCGCAAGACGTGCACGGCGAAGACAACGTGAGCGCCGTGACCTCGCAGAGCGGGCTCGTGGTCGTGAAGCGCGACAATCATCTGCTGTTCAAACAGTTCATCGATCGCGGCAAGTTTACTACCGCGGCCCTCGAAGAGCAGATCGCGCGCTGCCTCGTCTACCCGAGCGCCGACGAGCTCGACCGCTACATTCAGCGCGAGCCCTACTTGCTACAGGCTGTCTCTGGCGCGATTGCCGTGCTCGCCGGCGCCAAGTCGGACGAATTCACGGGAAAATAAACAGGCTCCGCGCGTCTTTCAGCGAAGACCACGGAGCCGCCGCCGAGGCGCTCTTAGCCCTGTCTGGCTTCAAGTCGGACGAAGAGTCAGACTACTGCAAGGCGTTTGCCGGCGCTCTGCTTCTTGCACAAGCCGCGCTTTCGCTGTGCGAGTCTAAGTAATGGGCGCATCAGCCGATAACACCGCAACGTTTGCGATCGACCTGCAGACGCAGGGCGCCCAGGCAAACGCCGACGCGCTCGGCGGCTCACTCGAGAGTCTCGGCACGTCGATTGACGAGAACGCCGCGCAGCTCGCCCGGATGCAAAAGGCGCTGCGCGACATGAAGGGCGGCTCGAGCGTCAACATTCAGGCGTTCGAGAATCTGAAGAAGCAGATCGACGCGAAGAAGGCCTCGATCGGTCAGATGCAGGCGAAATACGTCGAGCTAGGCGGCACGTTCAAAAAGACGAAGAAGCCAGTCGACGACAACGCCAGCGCGTTGAAAGCGTTGCTCGAGCAGATGCAGAAGGGCGGCGGACCGATCGGCGGCCTGGCGGGCCGTCTGCAGGGTCTGCGCGGCCTGCTCGCGGGCGGCGGCCTGCTGGTCGTCGGCGCCGTGGCTTTCGCCGGCGCGCTCATGGCGATCGCGGCTGCGGCTACTGTCGCGTACGCGGCCCTGCTGCGCTACGGCATTGCAGCGGCCGACGCCTACCGCGCCGAGCGGCTGCAGCTCGAAGGGCTGACGAAGATCCGCAACTGGTATGGCATCGCCGCAGGCAAGGCGACGGATCTGCAGGCTGCGATCGACCGCGTCTCGGGCTCGGTCGCTTCAGGCCGAGAAGAGGTCAACGGCATGGCCGTCAGCCTCTACCGTGCCGGCTTCCGTGGCGGCGCGCTCGAGAACGCGTTGCAGGGCGTGGCGACGGCCACGGCGGCGGCGGGCCAAGAGCAGGGCGCGCTCGCGCAACAGATGTTCATTGCCTACGGACGCACGGCGGCCGGCGCGAAGAAGGTCGCCGACGATATCAAGGCGCGCTTCGGCGGCGTCGCGGCCGCGCAGATGCTTTCGCTCGGCACTCAGACGAAGAAGCTTCGCGAGAATTTCCAAGCGCTCTTCACGGGGCTGAAGATCGAAGGCTTTCTAAAAGCGCTGAAGAACATGACCGATCTGTTTTCGCAGAACACGGCGAGCGGCCGTGCGCTGAAGCAGATTCTAGAGCTCGCGCTACAGCCCTTCATTAACGGGCTAGAGACGATCGGACCGATTGCGAAGCGCTTCTATCAGGGCGTCATTCTCGGCGCGCAAGAAGTGACGATCGCCTACTACAACGTGCGGCTCGCGCTCAAAGAAGCCTTCGGCGGACGCGACGTCACGAAGAATGTCGACTGGCTCACGTTCGCTTTGAACGCCGGCAAGATCGCCGCGTTCAGCTTCGCCGTGGGCCTCGGCCTGGTCGCGATCGGCGTTGCGTTGCTGGTCTCGCCGTTCATTCTCGCGGGCGTCGCCGGCTACAAGTTTGCCGAGAAGGTGCACGGCGTCTACAACGTCTTGAAGACGATCGACTGGGGAACGCTCGGCGCCGCGCTAATCGACGGCTTCGTAGGCGGCATCACGGGCAACATCATCAAAGTGATCGGGGCCGTGAAGAACGTCGGCAAAGTCGCGCTCGAGACGCTGCGGCATGCGCTCGACTCGCACAGCCCCAGCCGCAAGGGCTTGAACCTCGGACGCACCTACCCGCAAGGCGTCGGCGTCGGCATCGAGAAAGATCTGCCCTACGTGCGCAAGGCGGCGGCGAAGGTCGGGATCGTCGTCGACAAGGCCGCGAACGACACTGCGCCGGACGCGCCGCGTTCTCCGTTCGGCGGCGACGGCAAGCCGCCCGCGTTCGGTCCGGGCCTGAGCGCGAGCACGCCCGCGAGCCCGCCGGCGTCGAGCATGCCGCCCGTCGAGATCAATATTCGCGTCGTCGTCGAAGGCGGCAAGAACGCGGATAACGACGAGCTCGAAGCGATGCTGCGCCGGCTGATCGAGCAGCAGGTTTCACCCGCCGTGCAACAGGCGTTGCAGGGCATTGCGATCAGCATCGGAGCGAAGGCAGCATGAGCGCGCCGAGCAAAGCCTACGATAGCGTCTACTTCGCGAGCCAGAAGACGCCGGGCCTCGCCATCGTCGAGGGCAACTCAGGCAGCCCGAGGAAGTGGCAAGAGATGGGCGGCTACGGCCTCACGGGCGCGACGATCCGCTTCACGGGTCTAGGGCTCGCGAAGTTTGACGTGATTATCACGCTCGTCACGAAACAGCACTGGGCGGACTGGGTCACGTTTCAGAAGGTGCTCGAGCCGCCCCGGCCAGGCGTCTACGCGCGCGCGCTCGCCATCTATCATCCGTTGCTGCAGCCGCTCGGCATTCACCAATGCGTGATCGAAGACGTGTCGATTCCGAAGCAGACGCAAGACGGCGTTTGGCAGGTGCTGATCCCGTGCCGCGCCTTCCGTCGACCGAAGCTGACTTTCGCAACGCCCGAGGGGGCGAAGGCGACGCCGACCGATCCGATCGACGCCCAGATTGACGCCAACCGCGCACTGATTGCCGCCCAGCGAGAGGCGCTCGCCCGATGACGACGGAAGCCTTCGCCACGCTGAACGGCTACGCCGTTGCCGGCTTCACGCTGCACGTCGCCGAGGGCGGACCATGGTGGGCTGACGTCGACCTTGAAGCGGCGCCGGCGCTCGCGGGCGCGGTCAAGCTCGTGATCAACGGCACGACGCTCTTGGGCACGATCGACCCCAAGCGCAACGGCACGCACGGCCAGCAACGACGATGCCGCGTCGTCGCCGGGGGCGGCGGTTGGGGCAAAGAGATTGAGAAGAAGGGCTACCATAAAGACGCCCAAGTACGCGCGCGTCTCGTAGCCGATGACGCCGCGCGCGCCGCCGGCGAGCAGATCGGAACGTTCGCGCCGACGCAAGAGCTGCTCGCGAGCAACTACGCACGGCGCGCCGGCGCAGCGAGCACGGCGCTCGACGACGCCGCCGGTACTGGCGTGTGGTGGGTCGGCTTCGACGGCTTGACGCACGTCGCCGCCGCGCGCCCGACTGCGAAGCCTGCCGTGAGTGCCTACGAGGTGCTCGACTACAATCCGCGTACGCACGTCGTCGAGCTCGGTGTAACGGGCCTGACTGTCGGCGTCGGTTCGATTCTCTCTGAGCGCCTCGACGAGCCTCAAACGATCCGCTCGTTCACGCTGCGCATGACCGGCGACAAGCTGACCATGACGGCAGTCTGTGGCGAGACGCGCACGACGAACGCGCTCGAACAAGTCTTCCGCGCCATCGTTGAAAAGATCCTCGACGGCTTCTTGTTCGGGAAGTATCGCTACCGCGTCGTGAACATGGCCGCCGACGGCCGCGTGAACGTGCAGGCTGTCTCGAAGCTCTCGGGCGTGCCTGACTTGCTCACGATCGAGCAGTGGCCCGGCGTCGCCGGCGGGCACGCGCAGCTTATGAACGGCGCGATCGTGGCGGTCGAGTTTCTCGAAGGGCGGCGAGCGATGCCCGTAGTCACGGGCTTTGCGGGCCGACAGAGCGCCGACTACGTTCCGTCGCGACTCACGCTAGGCGCGACCAACCCAGACGACGCGGTAGAGGTCGCCTACAAGGGCGCGACGGTCAAAGTGCTCACGCCGCCGGCGGTCTTTCAGGGCACGATCAACGGCCTGCCGGCGGTGGGCGTCGTCGTCTGGCCCAGCGGCTACACGCTCGGCACAATCGAAGTCGGATCGCCAAAGGTCCGCGTAGGGGTGTCATGACGGTCACCTATGTGCACGGCGGCACGATCGGCGACGGGCTGCCCGGCTTGCAGCTGCCGCTGATCAACGTGATGGGCGATCTTCAAGCGCGTATCACGGCTATGGCGTCGTTCGCGCCGTCGATCACGCCGCCGAGCATCGCCGCAGACATTCAGGTCAGCGGTCAGATCTTGGCGAACCTGCAAGCGTCGGCGGCGCTCGGGATCGAGCCGCCCAGCGTCGACCTGCAGGTCGATATCATGGCCGACGTGCTGCTTGCCGCTCGGCTGCAGCTAGAGATCATCATGGGGCTATTCGATGCGCTGGGCACGGCCGGCTTGCATCTCTATCGCTACGACGGGCAGACGGCCGACCTCGGCGGCGAATTCACGGCGGAGCTTTCGGGCGGCGTTCCAGGCGGGTCGGGCACCGACAGTGCAAACGCGCTACTTTTGATCACGACCGTGCCAGCAACTTGGGCCGCTCTCGCACAGCTTTTCAAGGTGACTCCGTGAGTCTTTTAGACGACATTCGCGCCGGCGTAGCCGAGCTCGAGCGACTCGTGCCGCAACCCGTCGAGCCCCTCGGCTACGGCGTCGACCTTGTGTGCGTCGACGACCTGACGGAAGCGCTCGACGAAGAAGACCCCGAGAGCGTCGAAGGCATCATGCATTCGTGCGTGCGCTTTCTGACGACCGACCGTGACTCGATCCCTGATGCGCCGGGCCGCGGCTACAACGTGCGCCGGCTACTCAATCGCGCGTTTACGGGACCGGAGCTCGAAGCAGAGCAAGGCCTGGCAATGGCAGAGCTCGAGCAAGACGATCGCATTCAGCGCGCGACTGTCGTCTTCGAGATCAACTACGCGACACGAGCGATCAAGGTGCGCTTTCACGTCGTACCGCGGTCGCTCGCGCTGCAGCCCTTCGACTTCGTCGCGAGCGTTACCGATGGCGCCTCGCACTTGGAGCTTTTGAAATGAGCACGCCGATCACGCTCGAAAGCCTGACGACGCCCGTCACGCGCGAAGAAGCCAAGCAATCGATCTACGACGCGCTCGGCACGGTCGGCGTCAATACGACGCTTTGGAAACCGGGCTCTGTCGTTCGCACCATCATTGCGGCGGTCGCGATCTGCTTTGCGGCGTGCACGAATCTGATCGCTGAGATCGCAAAGGGCGGCTTTCTCGAGACCGCGTCGGGCGCATGGCTCACGCTGCTAGCGCGCTACGTCTACGGCGTCTTGCGTCTCGAAGCGACCTTCGGCGTCGGTACGCTGCGCCTCGTCAACTCGGGCGGCGGTGTCTACGAAGACGTCGCGCCCGGTGAGCTCGTCGTACAGAACCCCGACACGAAGAAAGAGTACACGAACGTCTCACTTTTCACGCTGCACGCCGGCGAGACGCTCGACATTCAGATTCAGGCACTCGAAGCCGGCACCGGCAGCACCAGCACCGTCGGCACGATCGTCAAGCTCGTCACGGCATGGTCGGCGGTCACGTGCACCAACTCGACGGCCGTCGTCGGCGCCGACGAAGAGCAAGACGACCCGCTGAAGCAACGTTGCCGCGACAAGCTGCGCGCGCGTTCGGCGAACGGACCGGCGGAAGCCTACGCGAGCATTGCGCGCGACTATAAGCGACCGGACGGCTCGGCGGTGGGCGTGACGCGCATTCGCCACGTCAAAGACGGCAAGGGCAACGTCTACGTGTATTTGGCTACGCCTAACGGCTACGTCGACGGCGCGGCTGAAGAGCTCGCGACCGACCTAGGCGGGATCAATGATCAGATTCAGCGCAAGGTCGCGCCGCTCGCCGTCACAGCGCACACGCGCAGCGCGACGGCGAAGACGTTCAACGTCGCCTATCAGGTTTGGATGCTCGACACCTCCGGCATGACCTCGACGCAGCTCGAGATCGCGATTCAGAAGGCGCTCGCCAAGTATTTCGCCGCGGCGCCGATTGGCGGCTACAAGATCGACGGCCAGCCGGGGCGAATCTACCAAGACGACGTAAAGGCCGTGATCAAGTCAGTGCGGCCCGCCGAGATCTTCCGCGTCGAGCTCTCGTCGCCGGCGGCTGACACCGACTTGACGGCGAACGAGGCGCCAGCGATCGGCACGTGTACGGCGGTCAGCATCACGCAAGTGCAACAGCGGGTTTACTGATGCCGCTCAACTATCGCGACCTCATTCTGAAGATCGTACCGTCGTGGCTCCGGAAGGGTCTCGCGGCGCGTGTTCTCTACGTCATCGGTCTGCACTTCGACCTATTGATCGAGATGGTTGTCGCCGCAATCAAGCTGCGCTTTCCTATGGTCTATTCCGGCTCGAGCCTGCCGAACCTTAGTCGCGAGCGGCGTATCCGTCGCGGCATTGGCGAGAGCAACGAGAGCTTTGGTCAACGGCTCGAAGGCTGGCTCGACGCGCATCTCGACGCCGGCGGACCCTACGCCTTGCTCGAGCAAGTCTTCGCGCACTACCGCTACGCGGCGCCGTTTCGTGTGCATCTGATCTACACGAGCGGCGCGCGTTTCATTCTCGAGGCCACCGGCGAGATTGTGCGCGACGCGGCTTCGTTTACGACGGGTCTAGGCCTAGACGACTGGGCGCACTGGTGGCTTGTCTACGAGTGGCCCGACGACGTCGAGGGGGAAGGCACATGGGGCGATCCCGGCGTCTGGGGCGACGGCGGCGTGTGGGGCTCGACGCTGGCGGAAGCAGAGGTCGCTGACATTCGCCTTATTCCCACCGAGTGGAACGCAGGGCACTGCGGTGGCACAATTGTCTTGCTAAGCCCAGGTCAAGCTCTCTGGGGCGCCCCTGCCGAGTTGTGGGGGGCCGCCGGCACCTGGGGCGACGGTTCTGACGGCGTAAGCGCCGAGATTGCGATCGAATAAATGCCGAGCGATATCGTAGAGAACCCCACGAAAGGAACGCCACTTAGCTGCCCCGTTGACGCTGACCCGCGCAACGCCGCGAGCGTGCGTGTACCGTTCCAGGCTACAGGCAATCGTCTTGCGTTTCTCGAGGCATTCTACGATGCTTTCTTCAGCGCGCTTGCGATCGCGGTTGACGCAACTTGGACCGTCGCGACCGGCAAGACCTTAACGCTCGTCGGCACCGGCACGGGCAAGCTAAGCCTTGCGGGCATCACAGTGGATTTCAACGGCAAGACGACCGGCATTCTCGTCAAGCAGGGCGAAACCGGACGCGTGCCTAAGAAACCGCAAGGCGGCGGTGTCCCGCTGCTTACTGTCTCTGCGACGATCGACCCGAGGTTGACCGATACCTACCTTTGCGAGCCGGCAGCGGGCGCGATCACGCTCACGCTCGACGCGCAGACATACACGAACGGCGAGCACTTCCGAGTCGTGAATCATCAGACGGCGCTCGGCTACACCATCACGATCAGAGACGCAGCGTTGACGACGCTCTACGTGCTCGACTCTGGTGCTACGGATCGGCCGGCTTTCGTCGATCTCGTCTACAAGTCTGGCTTTGGCTGGTACAACGCCGGCTGCAACAAGGTAATCTAATGGGTTCGCTAGACGGCCTCTTTGGCTTGCGTCGGCTGCTCGTCAACGGCGCGCCGTTGTTGGACGCGAACGGCGTCGAGCTCTTTCGCGGTGTGTGGAATCTGCTCGGCGCATGGTCGGTCACTGAAGGCGTCGACGCGGATAACAAGCCGACACTGGAGATTCGCCCGCATATCGAGCGGCACGACGTGACCTATTACGGCGCATCGCCAAACAAGAGCGCGACCGCGAACGACAATGCCTTCGTCGCAGCCGTTGCGGCTGCAGCAACGCGCGGCGGCGTGGTTTGGATTCCGGCTGGCCGCTACTCGAAGCTCGCGCAACTCAACGTGCCGAGTGGCGTGACACTTCAGGGCGAGGGCGACGCATCGATTCTCGACTACTCGGGCGTGGCGGTCACGCGTATCGCGATTGCCGCGACGGGCAGCCAAGGCGCCGGCGTGGCTTTGGCTGCAGATGCTGCGGAAGGTAGCGACGATCTCAACGTCAGCGGCACCGGCTTCGCGGGCGAAGACTGGGTCAAGGTCTACTCCACGGCGGTAACCGGTTCCACCAATCTGCCTAAGGGTGAGATCTGCAGGATCAGCGATCCGGCTACGATGACGCTCTATGACCCGCTGTGCGATTCGTACGCCACAGCGACCACGGCGAGCGTTGCAAAGCTGACTTTCGTCGAAGGCGTCGCCTTCCGCAACTTCAAGATCCTCGGGCCGTCGGACAACGCCGTCACGTTCAGCGGCATCCTATGCGACGTGACGAACGGCGCCGCGATCGAAAACGTCACTTGCGAGCGGTGCCACTTCTACGGCGTCGCGCTGCAAGATTCGATCAATTGGTCCGTGACGGGCTGTCGCTTCAGCCGCAGCGAGTCGGGCGCGCTCGCGTATGGCGTCGCGATTCTCAACGCGTCACAAGACGGCACGATCAGCGGTTGCCGCGGTTGGCGCTTGCGTCATCTGGTGACGCATGGTGGTTTCTCGACGCGCGCCGGTGTACCTCGCCGCACCACGACGACTTGCTGCGTCGCGAGCCAGTGTCGTAATTCAGGATTCGACGCGCACGCCGGCGGCGAAGACCTGACCTTCTCGGCGTGCCACGTGCTCGGGTCGGATAGCGATGGCTTCACGATCGAATGCGCGTCGGCGTCGTTGCTCGGCTGCAGTGTACGCGATAGTCTTGGCCCGGCGTTCCACCTACACCCGCTTTCGTTGCGGCCGTTCAATGTGACGCTCGACGGCTGCCGAGTATCCGGCAAGGGCTACACGGCTTCACGTAGCGCGGTGCAGATTCAGGTCGTGACAGGCTATGACTTGTTCGATGCCGTCACCATCAATGGCGGCACGTTCATTGACTCGCGCTATGGCGTGCGGGTGCTGAATGCCGAAACAGGCCGCCTGTCGAATCTCACGATCAGCGGCGCGACGTGGGTACGTTGCGGGCTCGACGGCGACGCAGTGCTGCAGGTGACGCACGCGAAGGGCGTCTCGATTACCGGTAACACGATCTATGACTCGACCAACTCAGTCGATGCTATCAGCCTGCTCGACGTCGAAGATTTCGCGGTACAGGGCAACGTCATTCGCTTACCTGGCACGGGCGGTTGTCGCGGCGTGAGATGCCTCACGACGTGCACTGACGGCGTGATCGCCGGCAACGAGGTCAGCGCCGGCGCCAGCGGTATTGGCATTGGCTTCGCAGACACGTGCACGAACATCACGGTAGGCGTGAACCACTTGCGCGGCTGCCCGTCGCCGCTAGCTCTCGGCACCGGCACGGGCCATAAACTGGCGCAGCTCAACGAGATCAGCGCCGACCGCGGCAACGCAGACACGACGTTGCTGCACTACTCCGAGCAGACGCAGTTGCACAACACGGCGCTGACGGTCGCGCGTGCCGTCACGCTGCCCGGCGCTAACGTCAAAGCGCGCTTTCGCATCGTGCGCGGCGGGAGTGCGACCGGCGCTTTCAATCTCAACGTCGGGACCGGACCTTTGAAGGCGCTCACGGCGGCGGGGCAGTGGTGCGACGTCGAGAGCGACGGCACTGCTTATCGGCTCGTGGCCTCCGGGTCGCTCTAATCGGCAGAAAGGCACCGGCTTTGCGCACTGCGATTGCGGTGCCAAACTTAGTGCATCTTCCTTAGCGCGCTCCGCGAGGCACAATGGCCGCTTACAATAAGATCAATCAGTTCGTCGAAGACCTTTGCAAGGGTGTCCACAACCTTGCCACCGGTGCGATCACGATCGCGCTCTGTGCGGCCGCAAACGCGCCCGTCGCGACCAACGAGACTCTCTCGCAGCTGACCCAGATCAGCTACACGAATCTCGGCACGCGCACGCTCGCGAGCATCACTTGCGAGCAGACGAGCGGCACCGTCAATTTCATTGCCGCCGACAAGGTGCTGACCGCGAGCGGCGGCGCCGTCGCTGCGTTCCGCTACATCGCGCTGTACAACGACACGCCGACCTCTCCCGCCGATCCGCTGATCTGCTGGTACGACTACGGCAGTGCGTTGACGCTCGCTGACGGCGAGACGCTCACGATCGACTTCGACGGCACGAACGGGATTTTCTCTCTCGCCTGAGGTTTGAATCATGACGTCCAAAGAACGCCGAGATCGCATCGAAGAGCTGACCGCGCTGGTCGAAGCCGGCCGGGTCGAGCTGCGCGACAAGCACGACGACCTGACCCGACGCCAAGCCGACGCCATCGGTGCCGCGATCGACAAGGCGAACGAAGAGCTTCACGCGCTGCTCACGGAAGGCGCCAACCCTTGCCCGAATTGCGGCACGCGTCCGGTCTTCGACGCCGAGGGCAACGAGGTCGGCCGCAAGTCGACCGTGCGTGGCTTGCGTCACGAAGTCGGCGTGAAGAATCAGACGAAGCTCGTCTACGAGGTCGGCTGCATCAATGCGGCTTGCCGCGATCACAGGGCCGTCGAGTTTCTGCCTGAGCTCGCCGTCGAGCGCTGGAACGATGGCGACTTCGACGTGCCCTCGGCCGGCCCTGGCGTGCGGAAGGGCTGACCCTTGGAGCTCGATCCGATCGTCGCCTACGGTCTCGCCGTTCGCACCTATGTGTGTGACGCGCTCGACCCGACGGGCGAAGAGCTGAAGCGCCCTGGGCCTCTCGCTATCCGCTGGTTCGCAGCGAGCGACGGGCAACGGGCGCTCGAGTGCGCCTGGCCAGCCGTCGAGGCAGCGCCGGAGCGTTCCGAGTTTCGCGCCGTTCGCGCTTGCGACGTGGCGCGCTTGCCCGTCAAGACGCGCGTCGCCGTCGAAGCGCTGATCCCCGCAGGGTAAGCCGTGGCTTGGACGCGCGTTCAAGCATCGGGGAAGCTCAACGACCCGACCACCAGCGGCGCGCGCACGTTCAATGCGTGGCCCGGCGCGACGAATTTCTTGATCGGAAATTACGTCTTCGTCGTCATCGTGCACTACGTGACGGGGGCGACGGCGATCAGCGGCGTGACGATCAACGGCGACGCGGCAACACGCGTTGTGCAGCGCCAGCATGCGACGAACGTACCGAACCGGGTAGAGATCTGGTACCGCCAAGTTGCGACGGGTAGTGCGCGCAACGTCGTAGTCACGCCGGGCGGCGGCGCAGACAACTACTACACGCTCGCGATCCTCGAATACTCGCAGAACGGCACCTTTAGCGTCGTCGCCAACACCCCGACCGGCACGGACGGCTCGACGAACCAGCCGACGTCTACGCTGCAGAGTGACGTCGCGGCGGGCGATCTCACGCTGCAAGCTTTCGTGAATACCGTCGGAGGAAACATCACGCACACGCCGCCCACCGGCACCGGCTACACGACGGAATTCAACGAGCCCGACGGCGACAATCAGGAGGGCGGCGGCGCCGTGTCGCGCATTCTCCAAGCGGGCGGCGTGCAGTCGATCACATGGGGCACGAGCTCGACTTCGTTCGCGTGGTCGGCGGTCTCTGCCACGTTCCGCAGCACGGGCGGCAGCGGCTACAGCATGACGGCGGTCGCCGGTACCTACGCGGTCACGGGTCGCGTGGCGAACCTGCTTCGCGGTCTGAAGATGCCCGCCGTCGCCGGCGCTCTCGCGCTGACCGGCCGCGTCGCGAATCTCGTGAAGTCGGGCAACACGATGACAGCCGTCGCCGGTGCGCTTGCGCTGACCGGGCGCGCGGCTGGACTGTACCGAAACCTGCGGCTCAATCGCAAACAGATTCACACGCACGTCGTCGGCGATTCTATGGCCGGACAATCCGGCATCACTGCCGGCGAGATGTTCTATGTGCAGTACGGCAACGGGCGTCCCGCCGGAGACACCGTTACCAACCGCTCAGACGGCGGCGCGTGGCTCGAGCACGTGACGAGCGATTGGACTGCTCGCGTCCAGAATTTCTACGACGCGACGCGCCTTAACGTGCTGATCACTTGGAACCTGATTCACGGCAACGTCCAAGACTCTAGCGACACGCTCGATCAGATTCTAGGGCGCATTGCGCTGATCAAGTCGACGGCGAACAGCAACGGCTGGCTCTACTTCTGCACGACCGTCCCTGGAACGGACGAATTTCCGGCGCTTCGAGGTCGGCGCGAAGCGCTCAATCGTGCGATCCGTTTCGGCAACGCCACATACAAGCCGAGCGATCTCTATGACGGCTTGATTGACGTCGAGCGCCTGCCCGGCTTCCGCGAAGAAGACATGACCGGCAGCGGCACCAGCATGATCTCTGGTGACGGTATTCACCCGACGGCGGCGGGGCAGGCGGCGGCGGCATCGCTCGCACTGATTCGAGTCGGCAACGCTTTGCTCGGGCATTACACGATGTTTGGCAACACGGTCGCCTTCGCGAGTGGCCGCGGTCTGCTCGCCGCCGCCGGTTCGCTCGCACTGACCGGCCGCGTCGCCACGCTCACGGCGCAGCGCAAGATCGTCGCGGTCGCCGGCTCGCTCGCCATCACGGGCCGCGTCGCCAACTTGCTGCGCGGCTATCGCATGACGGCCGTCGCCGGCTCGCTCGCACTGACGGGCCGCGCCGCGGGTCTGGTGCGTGCACTGCGCATGTCGGCTACGACGGGCGTGCACGCTGTGAGCGGCAGGGCCGCCGGCTTGCTGCGCGGCCTGCGCATGGTCGCCGACGCCGGCGCGCTGGCGCTGACCGGCCGCGACGTCGTCTTCCCTTCCGCTGGTGTGATGCAGGCCGTCGCGGGTTCCTATCAGG